CTTTCGCACAGGAGTCTACAAGATACTGCAATTATTCAAAGGGCAAGTTTAATAACGAAATCAATGTTATTGATATTGAAGGCGGAATTAGACTTGATGCTAAGATGAAAGATTTGCCGGAAGAAACAATTCAGAAAATTATCGCTGAATGGATTTCCGCTATGAATGACGCAGAAAACCACTACATGAACTTGATTGAATTGGGAGCAACACCACAGATTTCAAGAGGGGTTTTACCTAATTCACTTAAAACTGAAATCGTGGTAACTGCGAACTTCCGTGAATGGAGAAACATTCTGACGTTAAGAACTGAGCATTTTGCGCATCCTCAAATCAGAGAGGTTATGATCCCGCTGCTCAATGAACTGAAACAGCGTATGCCGATTATATTTGACGATATCGAAATTAAGTAAAAACCAAAACAGAAAAGGATTATAATGTTAGTTTTAGTTGGTGAAAGTGCAAGCGGTAAATCTACTTTGCAGAATTTAATCACGAAAGAATTTAATCACGTTAAGATTGTCACTTACACTACAAGGCCAATTCGTGCGGGAGAAATAGACGGATTCTCTTATCATTATATTTCAGACGAAGAATTCTTGCGGTTAGACTCCGAAGGATTCTTTGTCGAAACCGCAGAATATAACGGCTGGCATTACGGTACTCCGTTTAATGAGTGTAGTGATTCTAACGATGTAAATGCTGTATTAACTCCGGCTGGATTAAGAGCATTAAAACGCAAAGGCATTAAGACAGTTTCAATCTATTTAAAGGTTGATCGGAGGTCACGGCTGATTAAGATTTTGGAGCGTGGCGATAATATAGAAGAATCTTATCGCCGGAATTTATCTGATGTAGGTCAATTCGATTCTATAGAAAAAGAAGTTGATTATGTGATTGATAATTCTGGTTATAAGAAAGATGTTTATGAATTGCTGCGAGAAGTAGAGAGAATATTAGACGAAAATGAGTAAAGAAATAAAGATTTATACTTGCGGGAAAATAAAAGGCTTGACATATGAAGAACAAATGTCTTGGCGCAATAACATTCAACGGCTGATCGAAAATCGGTTTAAATACTCCTATGACGGAAGTACAAAGCTGACTTTCGTTCATCCCCCGCAGTATTACAGATATGACAAAGACTATCAGAAGTCAGAGCGAGAAATCATGGAATGGGAATTAAACCAAATTCGTGATACCGACATTCTTATTATTAATGCGGAAGGCATTGGTGAAAGTGTCGGTTCGCATTTTGAAATGGGTGTAGCGTGGTCTATGAACCATTTCGGTAATAAACATATTTCGGTAATTGGTATCAACGAAAATGAAGAATGTTTGCATCCGTGGATTCAAGAATCTTTTTTGCGTGTTGAAGATTCTATGAGCGATGCTGCTGATTTCATCGTTGAATACTTAATTATATAAAAACTAATTGGAGGTACTTATTGGAGCAAATAATTTTATACAAAACGCCTACATGCCCGAAGTGTAAGGTTTTGAAAAGGAAGTTAGAAGACAAAGGTATTGAGTTTACGGAGAACGAAGATATTGATGAAATGCTGTCTATGGGTATCATGAACGCTCCAACGCTCAGTGTCAATGGTGAATTACTTGATTTCATGAGTGCCTTAGATTGGGTAAAAAATTACTAATCGAAAGGCTAAAACATGAAAATTAATATTCGGCTTGTAAAGAATTTTGTTCTGCAATACAACAAATTGCAAACAGAATTCGGAACTGAAATTGCAAAGATCAATGGTTTTGATGATGGTCAATTAAGTTATACAGATTTTATAGATAACTTTATTGACGAAGACACCGTAGCAGATTCTAGCATTGATGGGAATTCAAATGTCAGCCACAAAGATATTGTTACCCTTGAAAGAGAAATGCCAAAGCCACATTCAAAGTTGCTTGCATTTAACAAAATCTATTATGAGATTCATAAGAGATTTGGTTTTAAAGCAGCTAATGATTGGCTTAGAGCAGAATGGATTGGTGCATTATATATGCACGATGCTCCATCAAGTACATTCAGATCATATTGTTTTGCGTATGATTTAAAAGATTTAGCAGAAAAAGGGTTATACTTTATCGAAGGGCAAAATCCAAAACCGGCAAAACATTTAACAACGTTTGTAGATTTTGTAAAAGAATTTGTAAGTTTCGCATGTAACCGCACTTCCGGCGCTGTCGGACTTCCCAATATAATTCCCTATATGTACTACTTTTGGAAAAAAGATGTAGACAGTGATTATTTGGGAATTAAGTCTAGCGGTAATGCAAAGTATTACGCAAGACAAAACTTCCAGCGATTCATATATGCTGTCAATCAGCCGTACGTGAGAGATGGCTCGCAGTCAGCCTTTACGAATACTTCTGTATTCGATCATCCGTACTTTGAAGCCTTGTTTGGTGGTTCAGAATTTCCGGACGGAACTTTCATGATTGACTATGAAGAAGAAATTATTGAATTCCAGAAATGGTACATGGAGGTTATGGCAGAAATCAGAAGTGAGAATATGTTTACATTCCCAATTTCCACGATTTCACTTCTTAGGCAAAATGGTAAATTCGTTGACCACGATTTCGCTGTATGGGCAATATCGCACAATTTAAAATGGGCGGATTCCAACCTGTTTGTTGATAGTAGCGTAAATTCTTTAAGCAACTGCTGTCGCTTAAAGAGCAACATTGAGGACTTGGGATATTTTAATTCTATTGGTGGTACTGCTCTGAAAGTTGGATCGGTAAAGGTAAACACAATTAATCTTGCTAGAATCGCACTTGATACAAATAGTGAAGAAGAGTATTTAAAAGAATTAAAGAAACGTACACATATCTGTTTGATTGCTCTTGACGCAGTAAGACACATTATCAAACGGAATGTTGAAAAAGGGATTCTTCCCAACTTTACATACGGCTTAATTGATTTTGAACATCTTTACAATACAATAGGCTTTATCGGAGTATATGAAACAATGAAGCGTTTCGGTTACACCAAAAAGGATGAATTTGATAATACATTCTATACAGATGAAGCATTTGCTTTTGGTGAAAAGATTTTCAAGACAATGAGAAAAGTAGCTGATGATTTCATCAAAGATAATAACTGCGATTATCAGATTAACACAGAGCAAATTCCAGGCGAAAGCGCTGCCGACAAACTTATGAAGAAAGATAAATTCTTCTATCCAATGGCAGACATTTACGATCTTCCGCTTTACGGAAATCAGTTTATTCCGCTTGGTATCAAAACCACTTTGCAAGAACGTATTCATATAGCTTCTAAGTTTGACAGCTATTGTAATGGCGGATCAATTTTGCATGTAAACATTGATGCTCCATTTGATAGTTTTGATAAAGCGTGGAAGATGGTTGAATACATTGCGGAACAAGGTGTAACGTACTTTGCTTTTAATACTAAAATTCAAGCATGTGAAAACAATCATGCGTTCTACGGTAAAACGTGTCCTGTTTGTGGCAAACCGGTTTACACAGAATATTCAAGGATAGTCGGGTTCTACACTAAGATCAAGTCATGGTCAAAACCGAGAACTGATGAATATAAACTGCGTGAATGGGAAAACATAAACGTAACATCAGATAAGATATAATTCAAAAACAAATATGACAATCAAGGGTCTTGTGGAAGAGGATTTTGTAAATTACAAAGTCCCTTCCATGTTTATTATTACAAGCTATTGCACATTTAAATGTGATAAAGAAAACGGAACTAAATGCTGCCAAAATAGTTCTCTTGCATTCCAGAAAAATATCCACATAAGAAATGAAAAAATTGTAGAACGATATATCAATAATCCAATATCAGAAGCGGTTGTATTCGGCGGTTTAGAGCCAATAGATCAATTCGCTGACATTATCGACATTATTAAGCAATTACGAATTAATCATCATTGCAACGATGATGTAGTAATTTATACCGGATACTACGAAAAAGAATGCGCTGATGAAATCAAAACGCTGAAAGAGTTTCCGAACGTGGTTATTAAGTTTGGCAGATTTATTCCAAATCACGAAAAACATTATGATGAAGTATTGGGAGTTTATCTTTCATCAGACAACCAGTACGCAAAAAGAATAAGTTAGGAGAAAGAATTGGTAAGAGTAGGCGAATTTGAAAAAGTAAGCTATGAAGAATTTCATCGAAGCATGAAAGACATGAACGGCGATTATCCGGATTATTGGATTAAAGAAATCTATGACAGTATTAAACTGCCAAAAAGAGCAACGTCCGGTTCGGCTGGTTATGACTTCTACGCTCCACATGCGATTACGCTTGCGCCAGGAGAAACAATAAAGATTGCCACAGGTATAAGAGTAAAAATTGAAGAAGGATGGGTACTGCTTGTTTTCCCACGTAGCGGGTTAGGGTTCAAGTATCGTATGCAGCTTAACAATACTGTTGGTGTCATAGACTCCGATTATTATTACTCTGATAACGAAGGCCATATTTTTGCGAAAATCACAAATGACAGTAACGAAGATAAGACGATTGACATTCAAGCTGGCAAAGGCATAATGCAAGGTATATTCATGCCGTTTGGATTAACTTATTCAGACTATACCGATGGTGTAAGAAATGGCGGGTTAGGAAGTACGACATGAGATTTTGCGAAGAGATGGAAGAGTTAATCAAAAAGACCGGAGTTAAACTTATTCAATTAGATGAAGATGAAATTGAAGAAAGAAACCGTCTTAAATATCTGTTGGAAGGTTATAAAACCGCACTAAAGATATTCGAATCAAATCTGCGAGATAGTTTGATAGTTGGCGAAATTTATTACGTGGTTAATTACAAAGATGGCTTAACTACAATGCCAATCATCGAAAAAATGAAGTTGTACAAAATTGCAAAACGGCAATACTGCTTTACATACGATCTCAAAGGAAATGGTTGGATTCTTAAACAAAATCAAAATCTGCGTCTTGGCGCTAAAGAAGTGACAAAGCGAGTTTTTGCAAATGAAGCAATGGCGAGAAAAGCAATAGGATTAAAGGATTAAAAATGTTATATTATACTGTGAAAGATTTACAAGAGATGATGGGAATAAGTAGAAATACTGCGTATAAGATGGCAGATGTTGATGGCGTGGCTTGCATGAGATTAGGCGGTAAGCTGCTATTTGACAAAGAAGCGTTTGACAAATGGCGCAGACAGCATATTAACAAAGTAGTGGATATCAAATAACAAAGTGATACACGAAAACCAAAGTGAAACAAAAAGTGAAACAATCACATAACTGGATTGAATATTTGTTGAATATAAGGGAAAAATCGCAAGTGCATTGATTATCTCCAAAACCGTCAATGCGGGTTCGATTCCTGCTTCCCCTGTTGCTTTCACACCTAAAGGCGAGTGTTGAAAAACGTTGTATTTACGGCATTTTTCGGCACTTGCTTTTTTATTTGTCTTGGTTTATAATTGAATTACGCACAAACAAACATTCTGTTTTGTACCAAAATTACATAATTTGTATCAGCAAGTTTGAAACAAAAGTGAAACAAATAGGGCAAAGGAGGATGTGTCATGAGTGGCAAATTACCTAAGAAATTGCCAAAGCTGCCATACGGTCAAGGAAGTTTTTCGTGGGCGAACGAAGAACATACGAATATCAAATTTCAAAAGCTATACACTAATAAATTCGACAAATCGGATAAACCCCGAAAAAAGAGACTTATCGTGTACGGCAGATCAATTTCTGAGTGTTATGAGCGCATGTCTGAAAAGGAGCGTCTTGAAAACTCCCAAAACAAGGCGGTTTACAAGGCATCAATTTTCAATAAAAACGTGATTTTATCAAGCGCAATGTATGACTGGCTAAAGAAGTCAAAATACCAGAAGACTAAAGCTAATTCGTATGATCGGAACGAATGTACAATTAAGAACCAGATTGAATACTATGACATTGGTTTAAAACCAGTTATTGAAATTGAAACAAAAGATATAGCGGAACACATACACTATTTGCAATATGAGCATAACGGCGGGAAAGGATATTCATATTCAACAGTAAAAAAGACGTATGAAATTTTAGATCAGTTTTTCGCTTACTTTTACCAAAAGAATCCAACTGATAATCCTATGCTTGGCGTGGTTCGTCCGGTTCAGCGAAAAGAAGTGGGAGAGATAACGCTAGAAGACGCAAGCACTCCCACCGAAATCAAAGACTTGGTTTTGTCTGATGAAGAGATTAAAACATTTAAAGCTGCATGTTATGAGAAACCGCAAAACGGCAGAATCGGCGGTACAAAATACGGTGTTGCTTTATACTTTATCCTTGTCACATTCTTGCGAATAGGAGAAGCAACGGCATTAACCTGGTCAGACATTGATTTTGAAAACAAAATATTAAGAGTAACAAAAGCTGTATCACGTGTCCGCAATAGAGACAACGGCGCAAAAGCAAAAACAAAAGTCATTCTAACAAAACCAAAAACAATTAAGTCAATGCGGGAAGTAGCCTTAACAGACGAAGCAATAGAAGCGCTAAACCATATCAAGGATCACAGCAATTTTACAGCGCCGACAGATTATGTGCTTGCCACCCAAAAGGGAACAAAGGTATTAGAACAAAATCTGTTAAGAGTTTTAAAAGGCAAGCTGAAATCTTGTGGCTTGAATAAGAACGGAGAAAGAGATAAATTCACTTTGCACTTTTTACGGCATACCGGCATAAGCTATTACTTGCGTCACGGAGTATCACTTGACGTTATATCTCAAATGGCTGGCCATGCTTCAACGGCAATTACCATCCAGACTTACTATCATGTAATCAAATCGCAAAAAGAAGAAGCACTAAAACAAATGAATTCTATTGGCTAAAAAAATAAGGGGACTACAGAAATAATATCTGTAATCCCCTTTATGGTTCTATATACAGCCATAGTTAGCAACCGTTTTCAATATCCAATTCTATATGTAATATACTTCAATGAGTGTTTGTTCGAATAAATAATTCTAATTGAAATTAACCTTGAAAAACCGTGTCTAACTATAGTGTCATACAGCACGTTAATACGTTTAATGGAATGCCATATAGTCGTTCTTGATCTTTGCTTCTGATAAGTGCGCATATCTCAATGTTGTACTTGTCAGAGAATGACCTAATATTTTTCCGATTGTCTCAATAGGCATACCACGATTTACCATACTTGTTGCCATCGTGTGTCTGAATCTATGTGGTATAATATTATTAACATGACTTTCATCTTGTAAACCATGTAGCAATTTTCTCACACCCCGGACGTAAGGCGGTCATAAGGACTTCTCATAGAAACGAATAGCGCTTCATTGGTGTCTGTCCGTTCATCCAAATATGATCTAAGCGAAACGATTGTACGTCCGTCAATATATGCCTTTCTCCATTTACCGCCTTTACCATAAACAAGAATTTCACGATTGATGAAATCTACATCATTTTTGTTCATGCCAACACATTCTGAAATCCTGATTCCGGAAGAAGTTAGCAAATCAATAATTGCTCGATCTCTTTTAGTCTTGCACGATTCTCTGATTTTCTCAATGTCTGTATCTGAATATTCCGTTCGTGGTTTTGAATGATCCTTTCCTGTTTTAATTCTTACAGCCGGATTCTTTTCAATATATTCTTCTTCATACAACCATGTGAAAAAGCTGCGTATGATACTTTTGCGCTGATTCATCGTGCTATCTGAAATCGGTTTGCCGGTCTTTGCACTCTTGCTAATCTTTTGCAAATATAACCGCAAGTGATTTGTCGTAATGCTGCTTAACGGCATCGCCAAGAAGTATAACATATCTTCCAAACACATTTTGTACTGCTGCTTAGACATTGCTGACAATTTACCATCTTGCTCTTTTGAAGCCATAAATATAAAATACGCTTGCGGTAATTGATATTGCGCCAAAGACAATTCTGTTGTGACTGGTTTAATGTCATAATTCAGAGTATACACATTCAAAGCATCTCTGATAAATCTTAATTGCTCTGTGCTAAACGAATTGTCAAACTTTAGCATGAAGCCATCAACAAAAGAAGAATAGTCTGACATTGCTATTTCCTTTCTGTGCTACGATCTTACTTTAAGTTATAGTAATTATAGCACAAAGAAAACAGAAAATCAATACTTTTCTGTAATAGTTTTGTCAGACTGTTCTACTGAAAATGGGCGTTTAGTTCACTAAGCTATCAAGCTCTTTGTTCTGGTTCGACATTCCAATAGCATCAAACACTGCTTTGTATGTCGTTATCTCCGTGTTAGACTTGCCACGGATATACTGGATAATATTCGTAAGATTGCTTTCTGTTATCCACGACTCATCCGTTCTTATTCCGTGGAAGCCATACGCATACAATCCGGGCGTTGCCGCCCTTGTATCAATCTCAGCCTTGAACGCCGCCAAACTGTCAAAATTCAGCATGAGCGTCCTGCCTAAGTTGAATCTAAGCGACTGCCCTACTTTGTCGGCATAGGTGTAGTATTCCTGACAGAACTTCTGTCCCTTCGTGCTGTTCCGTGTGCTACTGTTCGCCAGAATAAGCCCGTTGACCTCAAATCCGAGATTTTCGAGCGTTATCTTCGGAGCAATTACCTGCTGATACCATACCTCATCCGTTACATCATCCGTTAAATCGTAGTTGTAATGCATGAGGACTTCTCCGCCATCAGCTACAATCAGATCAAGCCACTCTTTGGCTGTGTGTGCCCCGATTGTATTGTTAATGTTCGTGACGATAGTAGCCGCACCAAGAGGAGCATTTTGACCGTGGAAGGCAGTATAGGCATTCGCCAAAAATGCATTTGTATCATCATGTACAAATACAAAGTACGCCTTGTCGAATGTCCCCCACACAAAGGGATCATTCTTTTCCTGCTCGGCAATCCGTCTTTCTAACTGCGTGACTTTATAGGGCTGATTTTCAATATCAATAGGGTTTCCGTTAATATCATAAACTGTCATTCTTGGCTACTCCTATTCTGTCTTGTTGACTGTTGCATTACTTGGCAGATAATACGATGTGGAACTTATCCAGAATCCAATACAGTTAGCATCGTTAATAGTTACCGATCCGCTTGCCCCCGTCATCACAACATTTCCACCAATTATAGATACTGTTTTGTCAGATAAATCGTTTATGCCATCTCCAACGGTGATAATTGTAAATTGCCGTGTTACGTTTGAAGCCGCATATTTCGAGCCGTCCCATTCGAATTTTGTTACGCCGCTGCCGTTGTATCCATAGCAAGTATTGCCGCTATCTTCTTGTTTGAAGATAATCCACTGTGCGTTATTGCCAGTATTGAGGCTAGGCACGAACTTCGCACGTTTAATGCTACTGCTGAAAATTGCCGCCGAAAACACTACTGCGCTTGTCCTTGCAAATGTGCCGTTTGTGCAAGTAAGCCCCGTAATTCCCTTGGATGTTGAAACGTCCGTCAATGCCGCCGTTCTCATTCCAGTGACAGTAACGTCCACCGTTGCCGTCTTTCCGTTGTAGTAAACCGTTACAGTGCTTGTTCCCTCCGAGAGTGTTCCCGATAACGTATAAGCCCCATCTTCCAGAACTTCTGTCGTAGAATCACTGTAAGTAGCTGTTACAGTCAAACCCGACTTTACGACACTAATATCATCAACTGTATAAACAGCATTCGAAGAATCATAGGCTGCGCTAATGCTTACAAGGTCGGTGCGAGGGTAAAGAGCATCTCTGAGAGCTTCTACATATGTGTCTCTCTGTCCATCTGTCCACAATGCTATATGTTCAATGCAATCAATCAGAGCGTCTTTGGCGGCATCTGACATAACACCCTGAGACAAGGCGCCTAAATCAGCCTTTAGTCCATCAATATCTGTTCCAATAGCTGCTTTGTCTGCATCAAGTCTAGCCTTTAAAGTGGGATAAGTTGTCGAACCGGACACCCTTGCATCTGAAACTTCTGTCAAAGAAGGATCGCCCTCCGGCGCAACAATATTGTCAATTCTTGTAGATAGAGCCTGGTCTGCTTCTTCCCTAGCATCTTGTTCAGTGGAGTAAGCAACGCCTAAAGACTCTAACGTTACAAGTTTGTCTTTTACATTAATTGCCATAACTTCTCCTTAAATATCCAAAAAGTTTTTAGTTTCATCTACAGATGCAATATTGTCTTCGCTAATACCGCCACCAGAACCACCGCTAGAAGTGATCTCTTTCCATGTGCCGGTATTGTCTAAAATATAAGTTTTCTGCGTATCCATTAAAAATGCTTTAGACGCAACGGAACAACCATTACTGCCTAAAGCCGGAAGATTCTGCAAATCGCTAGAACTATCGCACATAAATTCCATGTAGTTAAACGGCCTTCCGTCACCGCCTTGTTTGATTGTTGTAATCATCCAATCAACCCTCCATTAAGTAATTCCTAAATACGCTTTCATTTCGTCAACAGTGGCAACATAGCCATCTGCATCTTCGTCTTCATCTTCTCCACCCTCGCTAGGATCATAGCGCTGCCCGATAATGTTAAACTCAATCGCATTTGATGTGGCTTTAATCGTACCGCCAGCACCGCCGACACCATACAATTCCAGCATACATACACCTTCTTCAAGTCCGGATGGCACATAGCAAGAGTTTTCATTGTCAAGAGTTTTGATATGTTCAACCTTTTCATCATCGACCGTCTGAGTGAAAACCGCCTTGATTAACATATCATCCCAATCTGACGTTAAAGTGAAGATCATTTTTATAAAGTTTGCGCTACCAGTTACAATCTTGAAATTGGAAGGCAACCTTAAATTCTGACCGTTTACTTTTACATAAATGTTCATATTGCTAACCCTTTACATGTCGGCATTTTCGCCAATCATGTTTTGCCATAATACTTTAACCTTTTTAACCGAATCCGCAACGTAGCCATTACTGTGAAAAACGTTTGTGTATTCGTCAAACAATTCGTTAAGAAGTTGAAATTTTCTTTCGGATATCTTTTCACTAATAATGGCTTCATCGCAAATAGTTATAATGTCGTTTCGAATCTGTTTGAGATTTACTTCCTCTTGCACGTGCAGTTTATCTTGTATATAGTCAAGTCTATGATTAAGATTATTCACGCTGTCCGCCAAATCAGAAATCGCTTTTGAGAACTTGTCGTTCTGTTCATCCAACTTGGCAACAATATCTTTCTTCTCTTCTTGTGTGTCATGGTACTTGTCAATCAATCTAATAAACTTCTTTACAAAGTTGCCGACAACCCCGAAAATGCTAGAAGCTACAACAATCCATGCTACTATAGTTCCTATCTGCATTTCGGAAAGAAGTTCCCAAACATCATTTGTATTCATAGCGTTTGCGTCCTTTTCCCTTTCCCGCTTATTAGAAAGCGATTAAATCCTTCCACATCTTTTGATCGCAAACACCGCTGTTCTTTCCGTTAGAACCTAATTCAAAACCTTGTTTTCTACGATCATTCTGATATGCGTTAATAGCATGTACTGTATTTGCACCCGCTTCTCTGTCAAGCGCCAACTCTGAGCCGTTAATACCTGTGTATCCACGTGCTTTCAAAATCTCTTGCAATAACAGGACACTCGTTCCTTTTGAGCCATCTGAAACATCTTGCGGAGTAAAACCGTATTTGACCTTCTCGCCCTCTGTAGGCTTCTCTGTTGGCTTTTCTTCTTTAGCCTTGAACGTCAAGCGGTAAGCATAAATAAATCCCTCTATGTTCTCTCTAAACGGCTGAGAATCATAACCGGAGTAAGCGCCAGTCAAACGAATTCTATCTTGGCTGCCAGCGTCATAACGCTCATAAACACCGTCAGAAACTTTGTTACCCAAAATGAAAACATGACCATTGAAGAAAATCACATCGCCAGCTTGAACGTCATTCTTGTTCACAATCTTCTTAGCGCCTTTAGATTCAAGATAATCACCGACCTGTGTTACGCCACGATTACCAACGTCTTTTAATCCACAAGACCAAAGAACCTGGTCAACAAAGCGGTCACAAGAAACTTTCTTATCGTCTGAATTTACAGCCGGAAGGCAAGCAGCATTGCCGTAAGCAAAGTTATTCTTTCTGTTCTGCTGTGCGATTTCCTTTGCTGTCAACAAGAATGTATCAACTGTACAATCAAGTTTTGAATTCTTAGCTGCCTTAACATATTCAGCAAGCGCCTTTTGTGTATCTGCGCCGTACTCACCGTTAATGTCAATTCCGGCAGAACTTTGAAGCAGCTTCACATACTTCTCTGTTGTAGCGCCAAAACTGCCATCACAGAAACCATTATTGCCGTAGTAACCGCAATCGCAGAATCCGGCAAGTTGAAGGTCTTTCTGCAACTGTTTTACCTTATCGCCAGTATCGCCCTTTTTGAGTGTATATCCTTCTGCTGCAAATCTCGGTCTGCCGAATCCGGCAACACGATTAGGCGCACCAACATTGGCATAAGAATATTCATGAATTGCGACACAACCACCGTTAGTTGTAAAGCCATCGTTATTGGTATTACCCTCAACAGTTTTAAAAGTTTTGTTCTTTGTATTTACTGAAATAACTGCACCAGTATGACAAATGCGCCCCATTGAAGTAGAATAGAAGTAGACCACATCGCCGTACTGCGGAACAGTGTGCCACCTTCCAGCTTTCTTAAAGAAACTTGATCCTTCCGGTGTATAACCAGTCATATACTTATTTCCGGTTGTATCGCACATAACATACTGCGCATCTTTAATACTTCCACAAACTTCAACGCATACGCCGTTTACACTATATTGACACCACTGATCGCCATTACCAGCATTGCAAAGCGGTTGGAACTTCTGAAAATTTCCACTTCCGGCATCAGCAGTAAAACTCTCCATGTTAGCACTTGCATGATTTTTCTCACGATAACCAACATAGCTAACAAATTTGTCTATGTACTGTTTAGCTGTACAAATTGACATAATCAATAAACCTCCCAATATATACCTTTTCGATTTTAGTATTAAATCGAAATTAAATCTTTCCACATCTTCTGTCCGCACGTTCCATCATTCTGACCATTTGAGCCAAGTTCAACGCCCTGTCTTCTCCGTTCACTCTGGTAAGAGTTAATAGCGTGAATTGTATTTGCTCCCGCTTCTCTGTCCAATTCAAGCACTTTACCGCTTGCGCCTTTAAATCCACGTGCTTTCAAAATTTCCTGTAAAAGCAGAACGACATTACCAGTAGAACCAAGTACAACATCCTCTGTTGTATACTTGTATGTTTTCTCTGTGGTTTCTTTCTTTTCTTCAACTTTCTGCTCTGCCGGTTTTACAGTTTCTTCAACATTTTTTCCGTCCGATTTTGCGGTTTCTTCAACATTTTCTCCATCTTCGGTAATGTACTTGCGCACAAAATCTAAACAGTATGTATGTCTATCTTTGTAGTAAATTCGATCACCAACTTGATTACTTGACGATGTATCCGCTTGATCCATTTTCAATGCTCTGTCAACTTCATCTACTGTCTCGGCTTTAATCCGATTAAAGATTCTCTTTGTCGGATTAAGACCGCCTAAATGTTGAATCTCTACCCAAAGCGCTTGGCACTTCTGCGTCTTTAAGCCAAACTCTTCCGCACGTTTCAGATATGCGGGTAATTCAATATCGCAAAAATATTTCTTCTGAGTTGCGATACCTTCCGGAGTTGAAATCAAAGCAATGATCTGTTTTTTCTGTGTGGCTGTCGGATTAAAATATGTGCTGTACCAATCTTTCGAAAGAGTGGCAGCAATACCGCAAGTGTCATATTTCTTGAATACTTCCGGATAATCCTCTTTGATAAGTTTCAGTAAATCTCTAGCTTCATTTGAGCCACCGCCAAACTGATAAGCGCCGATTGTAATTGTATGTTCTTTCGCTGAAATTGTTCCTGGGTCTGAATACGCATTCCATCTGGAATTAGACTCAACACGTGCAATCATCTCAGCGACCAACTCTCTATTCTTACTATTCATTTATTTTTTCTCCATATAAATAGGAGTGCGCCGGTTTGACGCACTCCGTTTTCGGGATCACTTTATTATGATAACTTCTCTTGCCTTACATAAGACTCAATCGCATTTTCAAGGTATTTATCAAAATCGCCGTATGCCATTTCAATAAACTGCTTTGAATCTGCCGTAATTAAATCTTTTGCTTTTTGCATTGCAAGTCTCTTCGCAACAGAAGCGGACTCTTCATCAAATGTGCCAGCTTCTTTAAGTGAATCAACGTAAGTCTGATTTACCGATGTAACCGCAATGCTGATCGCATCAACAATTACATCAATATATCTTTTCGCTTTTTCGTTCTCGATATTTGCCGTAAGTTCATCAATTTTTGCGTTAAACAGTTTAATGATATACGGAACAATAATCGGAAGAATACCTGTGATAATGATGTAAATAATGCTCTTTAAAATATCATTCAAGTTAGACATAATCATTCTCCTTTGTCTTCATTGTCTTGTAATGATTCATTATAAGCTGCAAGTTCTCTCTGATATTGTCTTTCTGTCTCAACGGCCATTCGCTCATATGCGTCTTTCAAAATTGATTCAAGCATATAAGGTTGAAGACCGCTCTCATTAATTAATTCGTTCAGTTTGTATATAAAACTTTTCCGCAAAACTGAAAGCGGAATTCTTATTTTTTCACCCATTTATCTTTCTCTCTTTATGAATTACTTGTGTCACCTGCTGCGACAAAATAATAAGAACGCCACATATTTCCATCATCGCTACAAGTTGGTGGTAATCCGTCACCAGCTATATAAGTTACATTAAAAGGCAACCATACACGACCACTTTCATTTTGTGCTTTTCCAGTGACAGAAGCATAACTTGATGTACCATATCTTGAAAACCATACTTCGCCATCGGTTTTAATTGTAAGCAACCATGTGTTCTTTCCAGAACCTTGACATACTGTACATACTTCTTGCAATGGCTTAAATTTGTTTGACAGTGTTAAAAACTTCTTTCCGGTATGCATGTCCGATGCATCAATGTTTACTGTAGAAGAAATAGCTCCACACAGATTTACAAAATTTCCGATCTTTCTTAAATATGCCTGAGTGAATACATCGTATAAAACAAAATCATTTTCCAACGAATCGTTGTCAATCATACACACATATGAATCCAACATGTCATTCATTGGGAATGTAATATTGTTTTCAACTTTGAATCTGTAATCATAAAATTTAGTTGGAAACGCAACTTCAAAAGCATCACTCTCCGCAATCTTACCAAGACCCAATCCGTTTCCACCAACTCTTAAATCAAGGAAGACCGCTACTGTACCAACGTATGTTTCAAAGAACGCTTCTCCGCCTAAATCATCATAAATGGCTAATTGTAATTCATATGCTTTGTTATCTTCAAATACATTTCCACCAGATAATTGAACTGCTACCGGAGTATCGCCTGTATTTGGATTAATACTACTTATAGGAATCCAATCAGAAGTTCCCGCTTCTCTATAAGCTATACTACCAATCAATGTATTGTGATTGTTTATTGATGAAAAACTGCTTGACGTTTTTACATTTATTATGCTGCTGTCAGAATTATCTCTTTCAGCATTAAACATCAGAATAGCGGGATTAGAATAACCATACACATATTCATTATGTGTAATTGCGGTTGAAACCCTTCCACGGCTATCTTCCACAGTGATTGTCGTTGTAGTATTCTTAGTAGCATTTATAGTCTTGTAAGCACCAACATAAGTACATATATATGTTCCATCGTCATTGTCCCAAATATTTGTAACTTTGGCATTATACAAATCGCCGGATATTGTCATGCTCTTTATGGTTGAGCCGTTTGAACCTCTTGCCGTGATTTCATATGTATACTTCGTAAAACCATCAACATTGACCTGCCAATCGCTAATAACGTCAACTCCGTCAATCTCTTTGTTGATTGTATATACACTATAATCAAGAATGGTCGGTACTATATTTGTAGGAACTGTAATAGTAAAATTCTTTACACTTGCACTACCAATCAACTTTGTACAAGCAGCATCAGCATAAGTATACAAATAGGCGGTCATTGTCCCGCTTGTCGCTGTTGTTATTTGACTTATTAACTCAGATGGGATTTGTCGTGTAAAAGAATACGTTGACGTTGAGTTAGGGAATAAAACAACCTCATTACCCGATTCATCCGTAATATAATAAGTTGTAGAACCGAATTTCATTCTAAATTTATAATAGAAAAATCTTGAATACGGAGTAAATGAAATCGTTGCATTATCCCCAATAACGGTGCTTGCTATATTAGACAAGGAAGACGCTCTATTAATCGCCGGAAACGTTACAGACTTTGATATATTTAAACTATAATAACTTATAGATGTTCCGCCAAAACCGCCACTTGCTTTGAGCGTTGTGGTTTTTGTACCATCGACATTATGCACAACCGCTTCAAGAACAACTCTAGCAACGCACATTTCTTGATTGTTTGCATTCAATGTCATGTTGTTGCTTATCTGTACGTCATAATGTACAATACCATTACACTCAATGTTGAATCTGCAATCTGTCGAATGTGTAGGTTCATTTTGAATTGCGGGGTCTTTTTTCAGCCACAAGCTAATAATAACTTGACTTGAATTTTCTACCGATGTTCCTCTGGTAATCGCCCAATTTAATCTTTGCTTTATTGCCGGATTGGGCGTTGATTTCCAGCCAGTATTTCCAGTTAAATCTGCCATATGTTAATCACTTCCTTCTACCTCTTGATTTTCTATCTCTTCTAACATTGCAAGCATCTCTTGTTTGGATGGTCTACCTGTATAAGTAATAGAGCCACTTTCAGAATTATTTTCAGATTCGCCAGATGATTCACCGTTACCCTCACCGTTACCTTCTGAACCAACTAATTCTTCATCGCCTGAATGGTCAACTAATACTAATTCACCCCTTGAATTAATCGTTCTAGGGATATAGTCACCAACCCAAATAATAGACACGCCATCATCGTTCCTCGGAAATACAAAGAATTTTCCAAGTCTTAATGTGGTTGTTATAGCTGCATTGGGGATGTACAATAATTCGTGATTAACATATGCAACAATAGTATCATCGCTTTTAAACTTTATACTTTCATTGTCTATTACAGTTTCAAACTTGCTCTTATCTTGCGTTGCTGGATTGTAACCAGAAATGACCAAACCTCTGTTTTCATCTATAGAAACACACTGACTCATTCTATCTCTATATCCTAAGAATTCTTGTGAATATCCATAAAGTTCAGTGTAATATGTTGCAGCCTGTGTGTTTAGTAGATCGCTCATATCCGTAACTCTTCGCTCTACATATTGGTGCATAGAATCCGGATTGCATAAATCATTTACGGTTTCAATATCGTATTCTTCACTAGAATTTATTTTTACATTTCCGCTGATTACAACGTTGCCATCTGAATCAATGTAAATTGCTCTGTCTGTTTGTTCTTCGCCTTCGCTATTTAAATAAACTCTACCGATAGACATATGCATCGGAACTGGATCATCGCTAGTCATATCACTAATAATTTCAATTCCGTTTTCGTCTATAGACACACTACCAGTAGTGTTATAAATTCCAACTTCTTGTGAAAGAATTAAATTGCCGACAAGCGTTTCAGCAATAACTCCGTATGCTTCTTCTTCCTGCCCTGTCTTTGGATTGTAGAACGTAAAATTGCCAACTCCGGCTTTTGACGTTCTCCAATTATCGTCTGTTACATACAAACCTTTGTTTATGATCTTGATTTGTTTTTCGCTGTAGGTATCTGAAACAGGTAAATACTCACGGCACAAAATACCATGAGAATCCCATGTAATATTTTGATTATCGGCAGCACTCACAATTTTCATATTCGTAAGCGCCAGACCATCAGTTACCCAATCATTCAGACGATCATTACTTTTCTTACCCTTATTGGCTTGCCGTGTAACAGCGCCGTAAGATGAAGCCATAGACTTAGCCTGTGACATAATGCTTTCGCTGTCTGAAACTCCGTCACGATATTTCTTCACATCAGAAAAAGTAATCCGCAAATTATCAAGATTGTTAAAATCAATCTCATAAGACAGTAAGCGCAATCGGCAAATATCTCCGTCAACTTCAATACGAATCCAGTTGCCAACTTTGAAATTATCTAACAATGGTGCAAACTCTTCCATTGTCAGAAGATTATTCAATGTTGCAGAAATTGAATGTTGTAATGTGGCAGACTTATAAATCTCTTTATTAGCTTCTGCAAGAAACTCATTCGCCATTTCAAACAATTCATCATTGCTTAAACCGTCAGAAATATAGTTCTCATTTTTGTATGTATCTTCTCGCCGGAATGAAGCAAACTCTGTCCATAATTCTTCGCCAATATAATCTTTGAAATTCAGCGCATTATGAATTAACTCTCGCTCTTTATCAAGTAGAGTTTGCATACCATCTACAACAAGACTTCCGTCAACTCCCCACGTACCAGCGATAAGCGCTATTTCAGATTCACGAAGCGTTATCTCTGCCTGGATTGCATTTAGCTTTTCATAATACGGGGCATAAATTTCATCATACAAATTAGGAGTTTTCTGCGACCAAATAGAATCATCGGCAATGTTTTGTTCAATCAGCAAATCAATACAAGCCTGACATGCAGAATAGAAAGCATTAAGTCTAGCTAAACTCCACTTCGGCAATTCAGTTTCTAATTGTGCCTGTGTAGATTCCAGCAAACTTAAAATATCTGTTCCGTCTTCATTTGAACTAGCTTTTAGGGATTTGTCGATTTTCTGTTTAACAAAAGTTTCATAATCGTCACTGATAGTTATTGAAGTAGTATTACTTATAGAAGTATCTTCTTCATCGGACAAATTTATAACGCTAAAGTTGCCTGTCCAGACACCATTTCCGTATGACGCAGAATTAACCTTTACTTGATACCTGTTGTCAACTATGACTTTTGCCATTGCCAACACAGAATTATTTACAGTGCTTGCAGACGCAGTAGTAAGATTCTGAACGGCAACAGGAGATAAGTTTGTTGCGGTTAGCAAAGATGCCTGTTCCGCAGCCGTTGTATCTGCATGTGTAATGTCCGGCATGAGCGAACTACTGAGAAGCAAATACAAATCAATCGTGTCATAATAAACGCTAATCAGACTTTCGTAACCTACTAATTCACTAGGAATTGTATTTAAAGAAGAATCGTATGTCTGGTATTTCTGAACCAACGTATTATAAGCGGTTATCATATCACTGGGAATATTCAACACATATTCACTGTTGTAATATTCATATTGCGCATCATAGCTATCAATCCTTGCCACAAGTTCGCTTGACATATCTGACCGCATTTCATCAGTTAAAAACCAGATATAAGCACTTCCGTTAGGATTTGCGCTTATGATTGTGGCTGTCATTAGATCGTCACCAGCTTCAAGTTTAAAACAATTCTTTACAGAATCAACGTCTGTTTCATATTCAATTTCTTCTGCTAAATTGTTTACTGATACAAAAATGCTTGTATCATCACCATAACCGTGACGGATATTTGAACTTCCGCATTTCGGGCAAGTAAGCGTAAATGTACCACGATTGCCACATTCATAACAATACGCTTCTAAATCATAAACATTGATTTCTCGTTTTGGTTTTCCGGTTTCATCTGAGCCAGAATCAAAAACAAAAATACAATCACATTCTTGGCTGATTTCTTGGAACGCATCATAGATAGAAGTGTTATCAAAATCAAACACTCTGAACATTCCGGCAATTCGGCTGTCTACATAACCAATAGAGTAATGCGGTGCTTTTTCTAAAAGACGATCTAACATTGATCCAGCCGGATTATCTTCGTCATAAATAACTGTCGTTTCATAATCCGTTCTTGCAATATCGTCTTCGGTATTAATCTGAACATTGTACAGCATAATCTGTGACAATTCGCTTTCGCATAAACTCCGACAAAGCAGATTCTTTTCAAGCGCATTTGTCTCTGATACTGTAACCTTTGCTTCTAGCCATTCATCCCATGTGGGGACATATATACAACGGAAGTCTTTTAGTTCGTCCCAATATTTATATTCAGCTTCATTATCATATTTGCTGACAGAACACGTTAATTCTGTATAAGCGTTAAATTCATCAGAGACAGCGATATTCGTTGCCGGAATAACACCGATCTTCGTTCCGTTTCTCTTACTCAATACCAGTGTTGGCGGGATAACATTATGCGATGAATCAAATTGTAGTTTTATCACAATACATTACCTCCTTACCACGGCGCATTTTTAACAATCGGCGCATATGATATTTCCAGTGTGCATTGTTTCGTCACTGTGATTTTGTTTGTCCGATCGTCATAAGTGTTCCCAATCTTTAGAAATATATAATTAAAATCGTTTGCTATGTCGTGGCTATTTAAATTGCTCTCAATGATTTGAGATAATCCGTGAATTGTGATTTCTTCACCTTCCGTACAATTTCTAATAAACGTTGTACTGCCTGTCAAATCATTATGAATACTTAAATCGCCATCTTCACCAGCAACAATCTTTACATCCGGATAAAGTTCACCGATTTCATCTGACAAGTCATATACTATATAACTTTTCGTTGTATCAGTTATTGTCCATTTGTTTGTGATTGTTTCTCCATAGCCAAACGGTTTGTTCGTTTCCATAGTTAAATGCAAACCACAAAGTTTCTCTGCTACCTTAATTTTCTCAACATTAAAACTTGCGTCAAAATAACAAGTGTCTGATTCAGTTTCCTTGTCATTGATTGGATGAAACTTTAAGAATTTACGCCTGTTCAGCCAGCGCATTAAATCTAAAAATTCACCATTCGTTATTTCAAGATCGTCATAAATATCCGGATTTTTACAAATATCAAATTCGGCGGTAATACATGAATCATAACTTGTAGCTGTCAATCCGTAGTGTTTCCCGCTATTACGTGACACTGTATTAAATGTCAATGTCGAACCGGCATCTTCTGTAACTGAACCACCACTATAATCAAATGAGCAAACAATAAACCCATAGTCGGATAGATACTGTCCGTCATACTCAAAATCTATTGAATACATGTGATTACCTCGTTCATGCCAATGCTTCTTTTGCGTCTTTCAAAAGGGAATTCATCTCTTGCTGATATTCTGCTTTTATATCAAGCATAGATAATCTAGCCTTTTCAAATGCAACTTTTGATTCCCTCATTTCTTTATTCAGTTTTTCATATTCATCTGCAAGCTGAGAATAGAAAACGATAACTTCAATCATTTCATTTTCTTTCGCTTTGTAAGCTGCATTTTCACGCTCTAGCTTTTCTGTGTATTCTCTCAACCTGTCGTAATCGCTTTTTCCCATCTTTTCTCCACCATCAAACAGAGGGACAGTCGAAACCATCCCTCTGCGTATTACCATTTAATATTTCGTTTTGCAAGAGCAGAACCACCGACCAAACGATCAACAGTAATGCTCTGAATGAACTTCTCAAACTTCTTATCGGCCTTAATCTGATTAACAAGATCATTATAATCTTCAACATGCTCAATCGGGATATTAACAGAAATTCCGCCAACATCCACACCAGCACGACCAGACACAGTGGACAAGCCACCGAGAAGAGAAGCGGAGTCAAGGAGTCTTCCTGTCAATCCGAGTTTCGCTAAGAACGCTTGCGGGTTATTGCCAAAACTGAAAATATTGTCTGTGGCCTTTGCGCTGAGAACAGCATCGCCACTATTCAGCTTAGTCAACATCGCATTTTGTGTAGGACTGAGAATTGCTTCACTGCCGTATTCCTGTGTCCATGCGAAACCATCAGTAGCACGCCTTACGCCACGTGCATACGCTTTGACATATTGCTTTGAAACCCAACCCCAATAGTCTTCCTTACTATTGTGTACTCTGATATGCAACCAGCCATTAGATTCTTTCCAGTCTGTTTCAACTATATTTCCCTTTGCAAGCTGTCGAATAACTGTTCCGCTTGCGTTCGGTGCATTGCGCACATTAAGTCTATCAGAACCATTCGTGAAGATAGGAGTAACAATGCCGTTTCCGGTTTTTGTATTTCCGCTCTTCTTGCTGGTTTTGCCCTTTGAAGTAGATTTCGGCTTTGTCACGCTAGTTGATTTTGTTGTGGAATTGACTGTTGACTTTGCTTCTTTTTCGCTTTGACCAATCATACTAGCCACTCTAGCATCAATTTGTGAAAGCACATAATTGACTGTAGTAAGCTGAGAATTAAATGTATCGCCGTACTGTGTGATAATGCTTGTCGCATCAGACATACTCTTATCCCAAGTAGCGCTCATTTCGTCTGTCAAAGTATAGCCAACATCATTAGCTGCACTATGTAGAGTATCATTTATCGCAACGGCATTATTATTGATTGTACCTATCATTTCAGTGATAGAGTAATCAACTTCATCCATGCGCTGATTGATATTTTCCTCATACTCTGAATACATGTCATTAAGCATCTTTTTCTGATCTTTAACATATTTATCGTATTCAGTTTCGGCTAAATCTGCTTGCGCTTCTTCCAAATCAGCTTGTAACTTTTGGATTCTTGCACGATTTTCTTCTGATGTATCACCGCCATAAGCTGATAACTGCTTTTGGATTTTAGCTATTGTCTCTGTTTGTTTTCTTACCTTTTTCTGGTAATCATACAAATCTTTCGTTCTGTCGAGAGTGTCCGTATATTCATCAATTACTTTCTTCATAGAACTTAATTGAGCATCGTAACCGTCTTTGACTAAATCCATAATCGCATCTTTTTCATCTTCGGCAGCAAGAATCATCTTACGCTGTAATTCATACATCTTTTCACGCCGTTCGATCAGATTTGTGTTATATGGATCAGAACTAAGTTCCTTATTGAGTTTCCTGATTTGTTCAGCGTAATCATCGGCTTGCGCCATGTAGACATTATACCGCTGACCATGAAGACCCATTGTAGCTAATCCGGCATCAGTTAATAAACCGTCTTCGTCTTTAAGTTCTCTATGGCTTAACAAGGAAATCATGAATTCAGCTTCGTCATTGATTGTGCCAATACGATCTTCCAGATAATCGAAATTATCCCATTCAAGTTCCTTGATTTGTTGTGCTAATTTCGCAAGTTCAATATTAGACTCTTGAAGTTCTTCCTTCGTCTTATTGATTTCTTCGTTGAATTCATACCATTGCTGTGAACCTTGCTCAATATAACCGGAATTCATCGCCTGGTTATATCTTGTTATGAGCGAATTAAGTTCTTTTTGAAGAATGGAATTATGCT